ATATTTACCATTTTGGACTGAATATGTTGGTGGGGTTATAACGTTAGCAGGTGGCGCAATTGATACGCTCGGAGTCCAGTTTGTCACTACACCCGTACCACCACCCGTATAATTGACCGTAATAGTATTAGCGCCATTGACTACAGTTATATTAGGGCCAGCAGTAATAGTATTAAATATACTCACTCCCGTATTAGCACCAATCAGTGTCTGTCCATTTGCTGAGGCATTAATAGTGGTAACGGGATTTACCCCGTTACCTTGTAATACACCATTAGCAGTATGAGTAGAAGCAGCCGTTGAACCAAATGGCACTTCAAGCGGCTTATTGCTTCCTATAGAATTTCTTGTTGCCATATAATTCCTTAAACTATAGTGATGTTACCCATTGATCCTGGAACAGCAAACCAACCAGTATTAGCTACGTTACATACAAGTACCACTGCATCACCAATAGCCGTAGAAGCAAGAGAACCACCAACGCCCACTGTGGTAAGCGCATTGGTAAATCGTATTGATACACCAGCAGTTTGTGCAACCTGGAAGCCATTGGCATTCATAGCTGCAACTGCTATAGTATCACCAACTGCAGCAACTGCGGGAAGAGTTATGACCACGGGTGCACCACCATTACAGAAGTATCCTTCTCCTGCAACACCTATTTGAGATGCAGTTATTACGGACCATGTCACAAATCCACCGCCACCACCAGTTGCATTAATAGTTATAGTGTTACCTGCGCCAACAGTGGAGCAATTAGTACCACCCAATATTTGTAATACACCTGCTGCTGGTACAGCTGAACCTGCATCTGCATCAACTTCTAATATGCCAACACCAGCACCTGAAACCAAATAACCAGCTACAAATGCATTAGCACCAAGTCCAATTACCTGATTACCACCACCACCTATTTGATTGGTAGCTATAGTAAATGCAGCAGTATCTCCTGCATCCATATCAACTATTTGCTGAAATGAGAGTACGCCAGAAGTACCTCCAGAATCTGCACCAAAAGTACCTGTACCTGAGAAATTCCATATATAAGTTCTAGCTGTGGTAACTATTTGTGCAGTACATGTTCCTACATTGTTTCCGGAATCCGAATCTACGTTGGTTAGATCAACCGTTATTTCTAAATAATATTGAGAATTAGTAGGAGCAGTAAATATGCCTGTTGCAGGATTAAAATTGTTACCCACATCAAATATCTCTACCAAATCTTGCGTAGAACCATAGGTATATACAGTTCCATTTCCGGTTACATTGGGAACGTTAGGAGTATTTTGAGCCAAGAATGCACAATTGACTGCAGTGCCACCGCCAGTTGATTCAAGATTTATAGATCCAGGACCATTCGTTATAGTCACCGTTCCACCCATTGAAGTAAGATTGGCAAACACAGGACCAGTTCCTGTTGATCCTATAGGCAATTGTCCATTGGTACCACGACTCATTTTTACTACGTCATTGGTATCTACAATCATTATGCCATTGTTAGCATTAAGTGTATTGCTACTGGCAAATACACCACCCATGAAAACATTATTTACCTGCCGAGTTCCAGAACCAGAAAGCCCTAAGCGCATAGTATTTGATTCACCAACTACACCAACGTTCTGTAGTAAAATATTGTTGCTTTCAGCTCCGGTATAATCAGAGCCAGCTCCAAATCCAAGCAAAAGATTGTTATCACCACTTAATAATTGTTGGCCACTTGCAGCTCCATATATTACGTTGTTATCAGCTGAAGTCAGTAGAACTCCACTATTGAAACCTGTTGCTGTATTATTTGAACCAGTCAGCGTAAAGTTACCTGCATCGCCAAGGAATATATTACCTGAACCAAACATCTGCACTGCGATAGAACTACCAATACCCAGAACACCTGAAAGAGTATCGACAGTAGTTTCTGGTAAAAATACTGAATTATTTAAATTAACGGTAAGTGTATTTAAAGTTCCTACCGTATTTATATTTGCACCACCAAGTATATTTACATCACCCATTGCATTAGGAACTACATCTATACCACTATCAGGAATAATGGTTGAAATATTTCCACCGCCGCCACCATTTAAGGGAATCCAGGTTGCCAAGGGACCAGCAGAAGTTGAAGTTCCTGCAAGAGATACTAGCACATATACTATCTGTGTCTGCTGATTAAGCCATAAATCTAAAAGAGAATGATTAATATCATATTGCGTGGGGGCTGTATCGGCAGAAAAAACACAATCTGGTGGCTGTACAGCATTGGTACCTAGATATGATGATCCTCGAGCTGATCCACCTAATCTGTTACTCATACTAAATCCTTTATAATTAATCTTATGTAATAAAACAGCTTATTAGTCGCCATTATTTTCCTTTTAACCCAATCTATATGCACTAAAATAAGTATTATAGGGTTCTAACGAAGGTGATGAGATTCCTACATTAAGAGCAACTCCAAAAACTTGGATTGATATTTTAATTCCTAAAGTAGCAGAAGTTCTAAAAATAAGGCTGTTAGTTATGGAGAATCCCCCATTAAAAGAAACATTAAAAGGATTAAAAGCCTGAAAAAGATTGTTTGGATTTGTTTCTGAATCAACATCAGCAAAAAGTAAATACATTCCTAAATTACTACTATCTATACCAGTCAGTGTGACCGAATAATTTACCATATACGTAAAATTTAGACCTGGAGTCCATATGCCAGTACCAGAATCATACTCAGAACCATCATTCCACATAACTTGATCAAAAACTATAGGATATACTGTTCCATCACCAGTAACATTTGGAACCCCTTCTCCTGAAACTGTTGCATTGAAACTGGGTTGATTTCCATTTGAATATACACCATCTTGTCCAAATACTGCAGCTTGATTATTGCTAAATATTATCTGGCCAAATGAGGCATTATTAGCAGCATTATTTGTTGCCATGATTTCTCCTATTCAACTACAAGATTTCCTTGAGGACCAAATTCAACTCGCCATTCTGTATCAGCAGTAATACATATCAAAGATACGCCATCACCTGCTGTGTTACCTCCTAAGGATCCACCTATTCCTGTAGTTGTTTGCTGATTACCAAAGTATATTGTTTGTCCAGTTCCACACAGAACAGCCCATGAACCTGATTTATGTAAAACTTGTAATCTACTAAATTGAGGAGCAGTAGCAGGAAGAGTAAGTAATACTGCACCGCCTTCATTGATCAAATAGCCTGTATTAATATCCATAGCTTGACTAGAAGTAATTACTTCAACCCACGTAAATGTGGTTGCTGTTGCGGCTATAGTTATACTTCCTGCACCATTAGTTATTTGAATCCCATCTCCAGGGGTAAGTGCTGCTACGATGGGATTTGCTCCCGTATTTCCAATTGGTAGTTGCCCGTTAGTAGCTGCCGTAAGAGAGCTAATTGAATTTGTTGCATTACCAATCAGAAGAGAATGATTAAAGGTACCAGAAACGTTTACCGTTGGATTTACTGCAGGATTACCAGTTATAGTAATATTATTTCCACCTGAAACACTCGTTACGGTACCACCTCCGCCACCACCTGATGAAGCAACTATCGTTACCTGTGACATACTCTCTCCTTAATCATTAGAAGCAAATATAATACCTAGAAATATTCCACCTTCGGTAGGCAAATCTGCTGAAGCTGTCACATACGCTTGGGTGTATTTAGCTTGTTCAAGTTGATCAGAACTTGCCTGTCTATTTGCACCAAAATCGTATACTCTGCCAGATTTAGCAGGACAATATATATGAGGAGTAACTCCATCAAATGAAACTAATAAAGGTTCATCAGTATCATTAAAAATATCAATTGCTCTTGCAGGATTTTCATATGGATCACCAATGGGAGTATATGCTAAAGATATATCTCCAAAAGCAACTCCTCTGAGTTCTTCAAAGCGAACTCGAGAAGCATTTGAATAATTCTTCACGGACTACTCCTTTGATTTCTGTTCTTCTGCTTTTATTTCTTCTTCAGCTTTCATTTTTTCAAACTCAGCTTTAAATTCTTCTAATACTTCAAATAGCTCTGTCCATGGGGTGCCAGGCTGCAGATCTAATTTAAAGATTCTTTCATTCTTTTTAATCGCAAAATGATATAAAGCAAATTTATCCATGTATATCCTTTTATATTATGGTATTAATAATCTTCCTATATCTACTAAAAATAACGGTCTAGGGGGCGATATTCGCAAAATATGGAACAAAAACAGCAACACCATTAACATAAAACTTCATAAATCCAGTATTAGTTCCTGAATTACCATTAGTAGAAAGAAGAGTGAGAGCTCCTGCTCCTTGTGTAGTATTTACGACGTTGGTTATACCTGTTTCTCCTAATCCACCAACACCTGGATCTCCTTGAGCAAAAAGAGCCTGTGTAGCAATAACATTAAGTTCTGCATCAACATTTCCAGCTATAAATGTATTTAAATGAGCGCCACTGGTACCTAATCTAATAGTATTATTATCACCAGGTACACCAAAGTTATCGATACAAATATTACTTGTTTCAGTTCCTATATAACCTGAACCAGCTTGACTTCCAATTGCGATATTGTTGTTTCCATCTATAAGCTGCTCTAAACTTCTCCAACCAATAGCTGTATTTCTTTCACCAATAGTTATTAAAACACCACTACTACTTCCAACGAGTGTGTTGTTTACTCCAGAAATAAGTGCTCGGCCTGCAGAAGTACCTATTAATGTTGACTGTTCTGCTGAAGTGATATTAAGACCACTAAATGCACCCACGGCTGTCACATTTACTGCAGTAGTAATAGCGGGAACCGAAGAGTTTCCTATTCCTGTTATATTAATACCTGTTACCGTGAAATTACCACTACCACTTCCAAGAAAAGTGTTTCTAGTACCAAAGTCACTCATAAATCTCACACCACCAACATAGATAACGCCATCAGCACCACCTGCACTTGTTATGGGTAAAAATATTGATCCGCCTATGGTTGCATCATTGGTAACGGTAATATTGGTGAAAGTTGCATCTCCGCCATTTCCAACAACCTGAACCCAATTAGCAACTGCATCTTGGGTTGAGGCCAGAATCCATATCTGATTTACCGGAGCTCCTGCTACGTCTCTTGCCTGAATCCATATGGTAGAAGGTTCATAGTTGTCGAATGCTGTTGGGGCTCTATTGGCATTAGTGACAGGTGCAGGATTGAGAGTCACAAATGGTTGTACTGAACCAGGCGCTCTTCTTTGAGTTATATTTGTAGCCATTATTTTCTCCTTAGTTAATAAGATTTGCACCTATCATAGTAGGTAAAAGTTGCTTAAAGCAAGCTATAATTAGTACTTGATATATACGTATATATGTATATATTTATATATGGCGATGTAGCTGAGAAACAAGTTGTCCGTTGATCTGGATAATGTAGCGCTAGGCTGTAAGTCCTAGAGTACGCGGGTGTGAGTCCTTGCCTACGCCAACCTTATAAAAAACAGAATCTAGAGAAATGTTAAATACCCGACGGGGTGGTAAATAAGTGAGTGTGAGATCATTTATTTATTATGAAGAATTTACATTTCATGCAATGAAATATCCCCGTAATAATGATCACAACATAGTAAAAAAATGGTTCAACAGTTACCAGGGATATTTCAACATATAAAGGATTATGAATGAAAATGGTAAGAAGAACCCCAAATGGTAGAAAGGTAGTATACACTCCTAAAGAGGGCGATATATGGACAGACTCTTCTACGGGAAAAACATATGTTTTCTTTGAACGTAGTCTTAAATGGGTTCTTTTTGATTCTGTGAGTAAAGAAAATAAAATAAAAACAGATATTAAAAGAACACCTCAAGAAGAAGAAGAGCATCGTGAAATCTTAAGAACAATATTTTACACTGACTATGAAGATGAATTTTAAAGGAAAAGTAATGGAATCAAATTCAACATCAATAAGAAAATGCCCTAAGAGAATGATAATTAATATTCCTGATGAAGTGCATTGGATTATTAAAAACAAAGCTCACAATAAGAATATGACGTTAAGCAGATATGTTTTACAGTCAATTCAGATGAGGATTAAGCAAGAGGAAAGTGTGTGAAAATTCTTTTATTATTACTTTTACCATTTTCATGTTTAGCAATGGATCATTCAGAAAGATCTTCATTTTTTAGAAATGATAACAACTATGTTAAAGGTGCGTATGGATATCAATATGAATCACAAAGATATAGTCATCTAGATTATATTCGACAAGAATATCAACCTGATGAATATACTATTGAAGATCATATTGATGATTATAAAGATTATTTTGACGATTATACGGATGAGGAATAATTATGTTGGCATTGATTCTATTTCTATTTCTTCTGTCTCTTCTGTGGGAATGCTATGTGTAGATTCATATTTAGCTGCTTCTTCATCAAACTTTGAAGCTAATTTAGAAGCTGCTGATACATTTCCTGCAGCTCCCTGTTTAACTAAATTGTAAAATGTATTTCTTGCTATAGAACTATTCTTTAATAAATCTATAAATCTATAAGCTTCTCTTCCTGCTAATGCGGCACCAGCATAAGGAACCGCTTTAGTTAACCCTGATTTGTGAGCAGCGCCCACAAGAGCAGATCCAAAAAGATGCGCACCTATTTTACTAACCCAAGGCTTATCTATTAATTTTTCTCTGACAAAGTTAGTGAACTTATTTTCCTTATGCAAAGCACTCCATGCTTGTTCTGCTGCATTAAAAGTATTTTTAAATGCAGGATTTACTTTTTCATATGGTTTTATTACTGAATCTTTTAATTCATTTATAATATCATAGGCATAATGTTGAGCTCTAAAAGGAACTAAACCGTCTCTAAGTTCACCACGGATATCTTGAACTGTCTGAACTGCATCATTTACACCAAAGTTTCCTTTTCTGACCTTATTATGCAAAAGATCAAAGTTCTCCTTTGCCCATTTTTTTGCTTCCGTTGGCTTGCCCAATTTTAAATCGTTGAGCCAATTATGAACGGTATTTTGTAATCCATGAGCATGGATTCTTTCAGCTCCCTTTGCAAGATTGCTTGCCTCTTTATAAGCGTTACTTGCTTCTTTTCTAACTAAATCCCTGGTACCTTTTAGTTGTAAACCAACCAAAGTTCCCATACGTACAAGATCAGCTTTGTTTTCGTCACCTGTTAACTCTTTTGTTAACCATCCTGCAGTTTCAGCACCAAATACTTTTCCTAAATGTTTTTTAGATTCAGAAGCTAATCCTGATAGTCCTGCTTTTGCTATTTCTCCAGCCTTAGCACCTTTAGAAAAAGTTCCTGCAGCTTTACTAATACCACCTGGTAATGCAAAAGATGTTAATAGTTCTACAACTCTTTCTGCATCTTCACCAAAGCTTCCTGGTTCAGATTGAGTCCATGGTAATGCTTCATGAGTCTTTTGTTTTAATTCTTCTGAAGTAGGGAGACCCATTTGGTTTTTACGAATAATTTGCTGTTCTTGAGGAGTAACGCCTGCACCAATAAGTTTTAATGGAAAATTGACTACATCTCCCGCAAATTTAGCTGCATCTCCTGCTGCTCCCAGAACAGTTTCAGCAGCTCTGAAAGGCAATCTACCAACAAATTTAGCCCCTTGTTCTAATAAACCTTCTTCATTAGACGCTTTAGTAGGAATCTTATTTATTTGTTTGGGTAATGATTCTATTTCTATTTCCATTATAGCGCTACCTCTTTTCCATCTTTTATTTCAAATCTTTTTCCATCTTTTTTATAAATGGTTCCCTCTGGTAATGAACTTAATTGAGAAGCAGATATTTTTTGACCCACTTTGAAAGAATCGGATATTTTTTCTGAAGATCCACCATTATAAATACCATTGATAAAGTTATGGGCATTTCTTTCTCGTATAGGCTCCATTCTTTCATCAACCTGAAGTTCAAGATCTAGTGGGTATTTTCCTTTGTTTTCTTTTATAACACTTTTCATAACTTTAACTTCATCATGATAGTCTTTATTGGCAAGAAGCATTTGTTTGGCGAGTCTTACTCTGCCTTCTTTAGTCTGAAGAGCAGTTGGAACTTGATCGAGAATCGCATACATTTCAGCATTACTTACACGACCACCAAACATTTTAGACCCACCCCTTAAGAACCAACGACCAAGTTTATCTATTTCTAAAGTATCACCACTCTTGAGTCCCTGATAATCTATGCCTATATCACGCATAATACCTGTAAGTACTGGATTTCTAACATCAGAACCTTCTTTTTCACTTACTTTTATTATACGCTTTAGAATATTATCTTCTTCATGCTTTGCTTTTTGTAATCCCAAGGTTTCATGTACAAACTTAGCATTTGCCTTATGCGCATATCTATCTTGAACTGCTTTTTCTTTTTCTTTATCAAACTCTAATCTTGCAGTTCCTCTTCCTTCAGCATTACGCAAAGATTCACCGAACCCAACTCTTTTAGGTTGTTGTGGTGCAACACCGGGCTCTTGTGATCCAATCACCTGCTGTGGTTGTTGCTGTTGTAATTGTTGTTGTGCCAGTAATTCTCTACCTACCTGTTGTCTTTGTTGTGGAGCTAATGATTCAAAAGCTTTTTGAGCTAATTGTCGTTGTAAATTTTCAGGTAAAGAATTTATTTGTTTCTCTTGCTCAGGACTTATATTCAGACCAAGCGGCCCCATGGCTTTGAGAAAGTCTATGGGTTTAATGCTTGCCGAAGATGTATTATTAGTTCCAACCGAAGGACCCTGTGGTGTATCAAGTTGGGTATTCGACTCTTTTGTTTCTCCAAATCTACCCTTCAAAGGACCTTCATATGCATTTGGTCCTAGGCCAGCTAATGCAGCAGCTTCTACATCGGTAAGTCCCGGTTGCAGAGTTTTAAGATGACCCGCTCTAATCTTTTCAGCTTTTTGCTGAGCCATATTCTTGACTATAGTTTCAAGGCCCTGACTAACTCCTCCACCAAGAGCAACACCAATTTGTGAAGCTCTTCCAGATCTTTGAGAAGGGATCCAATTAGTTTCTGCCATATTAATATCCTTTATAAACCAAATTTTTGACCAGTTAATGACGTAACAAGTTTTCCAACACCTTCAGCAGCTCCTGTAAATAATCCAGGAGTAGCACCCATATAAGAAGTAGATTGTTGTGGGGTTAGGCTAATCTGTAATTGAGAAAGTGCCTGATTTCTTGTGTCCATGCCATACTGGGCTTTTTGAGCTGCCAACATTGATTCTAGACCCCTACCCGCGTATCCTAGCTGTTTCTGAAATAAAGGTGAGCTCAGTCTACCGCCCTGAAATGTTTCACTTAAAGCTGGTATGGTTCGATCATAAAAACTTCTACGAGCTTCATTCTCGATAGGTTCAAAACCTGCCTGTGGATTTTGTAATTGAGCAATAGCATCTGAAAGAGTAAAGTTTAACGCATTTCTTTGATGTGGTTCATATAAACCAACCTGTTCGTAACCGCCAGGAGATCCTGCAAAAAATTCTCCTACTGCCTTTGCGCCACCCTTAATAGCCTTAATAAGTCCATCCCACCAAGAACTACCACCCTGTTGTTGTTGATTTTGTACCGCAGGTAATTGAGGTTGTTGATAAACAGGTCCTTGAAACAAATTTGGATCGAATGCCATAGTATTCTCCTTAATTTTTCAAAAATTCTAGCACCACAAGGCACCGAGTATAGTTACTAAAATTAGCATTGGTAGTTATATTCACATTGGTAGAATCTACATCGACAACGGCAATATCACCAGAAGTATTTGCATAATTTAAACTAATACCCAAAAGACCTATAGGATCAGTTGCAGTAGCTCGTATATGAGTCCATGTCGTATTAGCATTAATAATAAGACCATGTGGCACAGACTTAGTGGTTGCATTAGGCAAAGCTCCAAAGTCTACTACTTTTCTATAGTCTATTCTTGCTTGTGATAAAACAGTAGAATTTATATTAGAAAACCACTGTTGGTTATTAACCAATTCCTGATTAAAGTACATCCCATTATCACGAGTATTAACAGCTTTGGACATCTTATTTAGGTTCTGATATAGATTAACTAATAGCTCCTTAAAATCAGAAGAATTAACATCTACTGTGTTGATCTTTTGGATATCCCATACATTTGTAGTAGGAACATAGTAACCAATATCTTGAGTATTATTTAAATATGGCATTTTATTGGTTTCTCCAGCTTGTTGGTGTTGCATAAAATGTCATAGCGTTCAACTGAAAATCTGAAAACTGAATATTAGGATCTTGAAGCTGTATTGTAGTGTTATAAAATCTCAGCTGTATAAACTCTCCGTCAGCTTGGAAATAAACTGGATGCCATACTTGTGTAGCTAACTGTTCAAAAGCAACTGAATCATAGGGAAACGTTTCCAATACTGAAGTTCCTACTATAGCATTTGTTCCTGTATTGGGCAGAGATGAACCAACCATAGAAATTCCTGAGGTTGAAACAAAGTAATCTATGGTTAGTTCTCCTGCGAATGATGTGTCTACTAAAAAATCTACCTTAGGAACATACATATTTCTGCCAAGTTTAAAGTAGAAATTAAACTGTTTAGTGAGGATATCTATTTGAGATATCGTAGCTATATTACCGTTACCATTATAAGTACCAGATAATATAGTATGTGCATCATCAAAATAGAGAACCAAAAATTCGTTTGCATTAAGTATCGATTGAATTCTAAAAATTTTATTATTAAATAAGTTTAAATTACCTGTGGCTATAATACCTGAAAAATAAATATATTCAGCTGATGAAAGATTATGATCTCTTACATAGAATCTAAATACATTTGGTGTGCCAAATGAAGTTATATTAGTAATTTGAAGGTTAGAAGCATTCAAAGGTACATCTGAATCTACAACAAACGTAAATCCCTCCTGGTTTCCTGCTATAACTCTTCGGAATATTGGCTGTAATTGATTGTTTGACCATGGTTCAGCATCATTCCATTTAATAGTTTGAGATGACCAATCTGCTATAGTAGGTTGTTGAATATAGCCAAAAGCAGTAATAGAATCATCATTAAATGCCCAAGTTCCCGTTTTATAATTATATACAAGAATTCTGTTAGGAAATGGTTGATCTGCTGAACGAGAAGGAGTTGGATAAGTCCAGTAAGTCATTTCTGTTGTATAGTCTCTTATACCAAAGACTCTATTGATACCCTGTGCTTCATTATGCAGGTTGAAAACTTCGTCTGGAATGTCATTGTCTATTCTTTCTACATTTGTTCCATTGCAGGCATGCAGGCCCGTGTCTCCCCACCCTAAAGCAACTCTATCAAATGGAACAATTGAAAATCGCGATTCTGCACCGAGCTCTGTGTTTATTTGTTGCCATTCAAAAGGTTGAATTTGATTTCCTACGTATACAAATTCCCATGTAGACCTTTCTAAATAAACTATGAGCCTGTCTTTGATGAATTCTACGGTTATAATTGCTTCATTTGAAGGACAATCTAGTGCATTAGCACCACCAATTTCAGCCAAATCTCTACGCCATGCACCAATCGCTGTAGGATCACCAATAACTGACCATGTTGCACGAAAAGGATAATGAATAAGGGTTGGTGCAGTAGTTGATTCCCAAATATTGAATGCTATCAAATGGTTATGAAATGGAACTAAAATTGCAGCTGCTTGAAGAGAAGTTGTTGCATCCAATAATGGTGTAAGCTCGAACCACGTATCATTTAAAAGATATCTCATACCGTTTGGTTCTAATTCGTTAAAGTTAGTAACAAATAAAGCATAGTCAGAAGGAGAAGTTGCTCCATACGATGCTGACCAAAATAATTGTGAATTATCTCCTGTCCATGTAGCATCTCCAGCAGAATTTTCAGCCGCTATTCTTTCCCAACCTGTAGACTCATACGAATAAGCAAATTGAGTATCAAAAGCTATAGTAAGCTGATCACTTTGAACATTAGTCTGATACGTATTAAGTCCCATAACTGGTTCAGATGGATAAAAATATACCGTAGTTGAAGCAGGCGCACCTACAAAATTGAATGCACCATTTGTGGTAGAAAATGTTGCCGTAGGAGTTACAACAGTTTGTAGCATAGGCTGTACTGCACCAGCAGTAACAACCGTATACCATGCATCACCAATTGAAAATGCCTGGCCTAATTTAAATATAACACCAGGAACAGTACCTGAAAGATTACCACCACCGCTCGTAGAACCCACAGATATCTTAAGTCTGGTTAGATTTTGTGTAGCACCAAGCCATCGTGAACCAAATCGCTTTCTTACTCTACCTCTCCATTGATATGCATTGTTACATCTTGAAAAAGCCTGATCTGGAATCATAAATGGTTTTACATCATTCTGTAATCCAGAGTTAGTATCGAAAGGTGCTATAAAAAAGCGATCATATGGCATTAGAATCCTGTCACATTCCACATAAAGGTTAAATTATTACCATCAGAGCTTGTGACTGTCATAGATGTAAGGGTTAGTGCAGACAAAACGGGATAATTGGTTGTAGGTGGCGTAGCATTCATGCGCGTTAAATTAAAGTAACCCACAAAGTTTCCTGAGCCATTACCATCAAATCCAGGAAATGTACTTATACCACCACCTGGATTTGAGCCAAAGGTTATAGTAACCGTACCACCTGCAACTATTGATGCAGTACCCCAAATTTGTTTGAACTTAGTGGGCAGATATTGCCATCCTATACCACCCGAAAATGGTCCTGTTGCTTGATAATCAAATGAAGTCATCGCAAAGGTAGTAAGACCAGGTAATTTTATAAATAGTTCATTTTCAGCAGTTATAGGATCTAAAAAGTTATAGAGTCCAACTTCAGTTACTAAAAAACTAGGAGCGGGTGATTGAACAGGCATAGTGACTTTATTATGTTTACCCTCTCCGGTAGTTCCATATATTTGATGGTCTATACCAAATACCGTATCTATAGTAGAGAAATTAGTAAGTATAGGAACCTGAGTTTGCTGTAAGTTTTGTGAAGCTTGAGGAACCGCATTCAGCATTGTAAAATCTCCTTAAAAAGGCCAATTAGAACCCCAGTTGTATCCCCAACCGTAATTCTTACCAAGCGTATAGATTGTAACCGTTCTTTCATTGGCTTGTTGAACTAAATTAGTTCTATTAACCATATCCATTTGTGCATTAAATTCTGGCATGATGAGTTGCACAGAGTCAAGGTCCATTCGATCTTGGAATATCTTAAGTGCAGCACCATAAGAGATAAATTGCCACCATTGTTCAAGTTGGGGGCTTTGACCTTGTTCTAAGAGTTCTGTCGGCCTAATATCTGCCTCAAGTTGAATGACGTATGATTTATCGGGAACAGGTCTGAATACAAACTTATTATCGAAGTATAAGCATGAAATAGGTAATCCTGGCTGATAAAATTGTCCCTCTCCATAGATTATATTATCTACAGAGTTCATGGTATTAGCTGGAAATAAAACCGTATATGCACCTGTTTGATAGTTTATTTGTCCATATGGTGAAGGTAATGTTTGTGGAATTCCAGGAACTCCTAAAGCGCCAGTGGTACTTGAAGCTATACCTGTTGCGCCATCTATGAGTGGATAGTCTATGATCTGCATCGCCGATCCACCAATATCTAATGCTGAAAAGAGAACAGAATTCTGCAAGACAGGAAACTGTTCTAGATTTCCGGTGAATGGTCCAGGTGTGCCATTACCTTGAAACAAAGTATTAAACACAAAATTAGTTTGAGGATAGTTCCCATAAAATACATCTCGGTACTGAGTCCAGAAACAGGGAATACCGGCAATATAAATAGTTGGATGCACCGTTACATATTTATTCTGAAAATTATAGAGTGGGTCTGCAGGATTAACAGTGTTTGTTTGATATGTATCTATATTTGGTTGTGTATAAAAAGTTAAGGTAGTTCTTAAAGAAAACAATCTTAAATGTTCCGGGAAATCATACAATATAAACGTATTTATATATTGCAGTAAATCATCTTGAGATAATTGCTGTAATGAAGGAGATCGTGTTAATCTTCGTACCTTCTGTTGAATCGCTGCTAATGTGGAATTTGCCATATTTATTCCTAGATACTTGGTTCAGGTCTTTCATATACATTTCTAAATGAGCCAGATAATACCGAAGCATCTTCCCCTATGGGTACTGCTTGCGCAGGAGTACCATATCGTGGTGAAAGAGGAAAAAGGCCATATGGTGGTATTACAAAAGCATCAAAGCCCGAAGAGTCTACCGGTATAGTAAACTGCGTCGGGCTCGTAACTGTAATCAGAAATTTTCGTTTATTAAGAACAGTCATACCAAATCCCTGAGGAACTATAATGCGAACATACCATAAAGATTGATACCCGTGTGCCAGATTAGTCGTAATAACCGCAGGATTTGACTGCGTTATGGAAACTATGTCTCTATTTGCGGGTATTTCTAAAGGGTTTGCTATCGCACCATAATATGGCATTTTATTCCTTTATAGAGCAACTTGAGCTACTTCTACTACTTTATTTCTCTCTCGTAACATTCTATCATTTTCCGTAAAATCCAGAGGAATAAAATCACAACGATGATCTTTCTCTACTTCCATCATGTGTTGTTCACTTTTAAAGCCACCATCATTAACCATAGCCTTAACCTCTAAGTCACCTTTAAGACCAATAAGAGGTTTATAGCTCCGATAATATACATGGTTCTTTATGTGTTCTACAACCATTCTGGGCAATGTATATGTATAGCCATCAACTAAACAATATTGTTTATAATCATCTTGTCTATACTTTTTGAATCTAAAATTTAATGACTGACCTTTATGTTCTAAGTTAATAAACTTACCGGTCAGTAATTCATGATCGTATTCGTATTCAGCTGCTGTTTCTTTAGCAACCATTTCTTTAGTTTTTCTTTTACTTAATTCTTTTTTAAATTCTTTGGTCATGGTTCTCCTATTAAAATTGGGGGGTATTTCACCCCCCTAATATACTCTAATTAAATGCCGTTGTAAGATTTACCAGCTACCCAGTAAATAACATCGCCATTTGATCCTACTGCTCCTTGAGCGCCTGCTCCAAGAGTCATACCGATCTCAGCAATATTAACTTCAGAATCACCTATAATATTAGTATTAGAAAGAATTGATTCTGCAGTATTCATACCCACAGGAGTAACTTGTGGATAAGTGAACGCTGGATTAGCAGTCAATGGCCATGCAAATGCAGTGAATGCACTTGTATCTACATCAACAGTAATAGTATTAGTTACACCATCAACATCAGCTTGACCTACTGCAACAATAGTAGCTTGAACTTCATTGAGTTCAGTCATTCCAAATGCTGCTGCAGTCACGGTAGGGATAGTAAATCTAATTACTTGTCCTACAGTAAACGCATGAGTAACGGTTAACGTTACAATTGCATTTGCCGCTTGAGAAATCTTAGAAATTACTCGAGTTGGTGGGTAGAAATAAGGGTTATATGGAATAACTCTATAGCTACCTGGACCAGCCGCAGCAACAATAGCTCTCATATATGCCAAGTCAAAATGAGTTCCATCAATAACTGAAATAGTGAAATCTAAGCTACCAAGCTGTTGAGCTCCAGTAGTATTAAAGATTCTCACTACCTGACCGCTACTTAAAGCTGCCGTTGAAGCAACTAGTACGCGTGGAGGAGTAGCGTTTGAAATTGAAGTAAGTGCAACGCTCGGGCCAGGGGTATTGATAGAGCTATCAAATAAAGTAAAGCCTAGACCTGCAAAAGCATTACCATTCAAAACATCAGTTGCATCAGTTTTGGTATATTTTATACCACCACCAGCAGGCATTCCTCGTTGCCAATATGATTGAACTACTCTACCTGGAGTTTGTTGTGCAGCCATTTGGGTATAGTTATATACCCACATCCAATCAACATTGGATCTTAGAGGTATGTTTACTGCACCACCAGTTGAAACAAATGTACCTTGATTAGTACCTGAAAAAACAACACTCATCGTATCTCCTTATGAATTTAATGTGCAAAGCATTTGTGAAATCCATAAGTCGTTGACTACACGGGTAACTTCCGAGAAAGTTGCACCAATAGTAACGTTTTGATACAACGCATCAGAGAACTCAGGTCCACGGTATAAAATACGCGCAGAGAAGTTGTCTTGATATACTGCAGCGTATGCTTCTAAACCGCATACAAATACAGAATATACATCGTTACCCAATGCTGAAGCATGAGGACGAATAAGACCTTGGCTGGAAACCATGAATCTCACGTTGTTTAGTGCGCCCCATTCTGCACCAACCTTAGCTGCTGATTGATTTGGATAATTCCACTTAGGAGTGAAATCATTCAAAGCATTCAAGTCTTTAACTAAGTTTGAGTGTCCCATTGCTAAGAAAGCATCACGAACAGGAGCGGTACCAAAACGTAGCTCACCGATTTCACGATCAAGAATCATCCATGCATCATTAGATAATAGACCTGTAGTAACTTCATCAATATCAGATACTGATAAGTTAGTCGGTCTATCACCATTGTTGCCACCAGTACAGGTGTACTGTGTAGCTGATGCTGCCAATGCATCTCGTGAAAGCTGATCTTCAGTCATTCTCATTGAAAGACCTAAGAGTTCAGAAACTTCCATCAAAACCATCAATTAATCTGTTACTTTTGTGACCTATTTCTAGGCGGGACCTTTCTCTACTTAGTCCTCATTGCGTTTTCCGCAATGTTCAGAGCACCGCATCTCACATTTCTGTGAGTCTTCTCGCTTGCTACGTTCAGGCTGAATAAATTCATTTTCTAGAGATTTTATTTTATCAATTAGTGTATCATTACATCTTCTGCAGAACTCGAACAAAAGATTTTCATCGCTTATAGATTCATAACAGGTTGCTTCTTCAAAATATTTTAACTTTATATTACACCTTTGACAGTTAACAAACTCTGGTAATGACATAATCTTGCCCCTTGTTGCCGGTTAGTTAAATACCACTTCGGTTTCCAAGTCTATCAGAGAAGATTTATTCAGGACATGATTTTTATCCTGGTTCTGTAAGAACACACGTTGGTTTATGGCTGTAAATTGACCATAAATGGATACTGTTGCATCGATGTCCACACGATTAAGAGGAACACCCGCAACAGGAACACCATCAGGTGCAAGAGGTACAGGGAATGTCGGAAGTCTATCATATCTACTCATACGCAGAGTAGTACCACCTTTAGCAGGCAAGTGTTTGACCGTAGCACCAAGTTTATGAATTAAACGGGGCGTACGGACGGCGAGTAGAACATCATCAGCCGTCTGTAACACTTCTGGTGGTAGATTATTAGGGCTATTTACCATAGCAATCTCCAGAACAATAATATTTTATGTTATTTGGACTGGCTGGCGAGGCCTATACGCCTGGAGTTGGTGAGGCTCCTTACACCCGTGACTGAGCGGCCGTCACTGATACGCTCAAGGGTAGTATAGGATAAGAAAATAAGATAAATCAAGTTTATATAGGGTACT